TTTTCGGTAACATTGTTGCACAGGAACTTGTTTCTGTTCAACCAATGAATCTACCATCTGGACTTGTATTCTTCCTAGATTTCAAATATGGAAATAATAGTAATAAGTTCAGCGCTGGTGATTCTTTACAAGGTGATACTGGTCCTAACACACCATCTGGATCTCAAGGTCCTTACGGTGAGGGTGGATTTTATGGTGTAGGTCGTTATGGATACACACAACAATCACAATCTGCTGCTGTAGATTTTGGTGGAACAACTAATGTATCTTATCAAGATATTGATTTTGATTCTGAACTATCTGCTAGTTCCGCTACTCAACTTTATAAAGTAACGGGTAGTACAAGTGGTTTAACAAGACCTGATCTTTTAGCTGTAAGATCATGGCAGTTTAATAAACCAGTCGATGGTGATGGAACATTCCATTCAGTATTGTCTCAGTTTACTAAAGTTGCTAATGATGGTACATTAACGCTAATCGTATCTGCTTCTGGTAATGATCCTGCTACAGGTTCATATGAAGTTGCTTACACGGAACAAACAAACGCTGGAAACAGAGGTGACTTTGAAGACCGTGTTGGTGATGCTACACTAGATACTCTAGCAATTCCTGAAGTGAACTTAGAGATGAGATCACTACCAATTGTTGCTAAGACTCGTAAGTTGAAAGCTGTATGGTCTCCTGAGCTTGCTCAAGACTTGAACGCTTATCACTCTGTTGATGCTGAAGCTGAATTAACATCTATGTTAAGTGATTACATCTCAATGGAAATTGATTTGGAAATCCTTGATATGTTGATTTCTGATGCTCAAACAACAGATTACTGGTCTGCTAAGTCTGGTGAAGACTATGATGCTGCTACTAAGAGTTTCGTAACTACTACCTTTTATGGTACTCGTTTCGAATGGTATCAGACTCTAGTTGCTAAACTACAGAAAGTATCCAATGAAATTCACAGATTAACACTACGCGGTGGTGCTAATTTCGTGGTTGTTGGTCCTAAGATTGCTACAATCCTAGAATCGATTCCTGGATATATGTCGGCTCCTGGTGATGGTGATGCTACACAACAGCAGTTCTCTATGGGTGTTTCCCGTGTTGGACAAGCTGGTGGACGCTACACTATCTATAAGAACCCTTACATGAGTGAAAACCAAATCTTGGTTGGATTCCGTGGAAGTAACTTCTTAGAAACAGGTGCTGTCTATTCTCCTTACGTTCCGTTAATTACAACTCCATTGGTTTATGATCCAAGTGATTTTACTCCAAGAAAAGGTGTGATGACTCGTTACGCTAAGAAGATGATCCGTCCAGAGTTCTACGGATTGATTAAAGTTAAATCTTTAGATTTACTGTAAATCATAGGTTAAACTCTAACTAATAAAAGGGGAGATTTTTATCTCCCCTTTTGTTTTTATATGAATATTTATATATGTCTATAAGACAAATTTCTTTAAACAAACAATATATGATTTCTCGGAGGCTGGGTAAATCAAGGAGAAAAACAAATGGCAAATTCAATTAATCAAGTAACATTAGCTAAAGGGGCAAAAGCCAACTTAGGTGATATAGAAAAAGCTGCTATAGCTGGTGTTGAACAAGGTGATAACGTACTTAGTGGTACAACAACACAAAGTGGAGCTATGGTTTATGGAACTGAAACGGTAGCTGCTGGTGATGGAGATGGTACAGTAACATTAGATGCTGCTGCAACTTTTCATTTCGTAACTACAGCAACTAATTCAACTCATGTGAATATTGCAGATGGGGTAACAGGACAGGTTAAGTATGTCATCCACAAGACAAGAGGTAATACTACTGATTTAGTAATTACTCCTGCTAATTTTGCGAATGGATCATTATTGACTTCTAATTTACCATCAAGATGTGTAGGATTGGTATTTGATGGAACAAATTGGCAAGTAATATCTGGTGAAATCACTGGTACTGCTGAAATGGTAGTTAGTTAATAATAAAACTTAACTATTGAATACAATACATAAGGGGATGGTCATTCATCCCCTTTTGTTTTATATAATCGTAATATTTATATACAAGGAATATTATGCCAAAATCAACTTACACTTATACTGATCCAACAACATTTTCAAGTGGAGAGACACCATATGGAACATATGATGCAGATTCAACCTTTCAAACCGATGTGGTATCTGTTACAAAATGGGTTGCTCGTAGATTAGGATTTCCAGTTTTACAACTTGAAATACCAAGTAGTTCAATCTATGCTTGTTTTGAAGAATCTATAAACGAATACTCCTCACATATCAATAATTACAATATTAAGAATTGGATGTGGGAACAATATGGTGAGAAAAATAGAATATCGGGTTCTATTGGAACAGGTTCTTTAGATCCCATTACACCGACATTAGGACCATCAATTGGGTTATCTGAAAAATATGGACAGGTAGTAAATACTGGTGGAAATATTGATTTAAAAAAAGGATATATAACATTAACTGGTTCAAAACAAGATTATGATTTACAGGATTTATGGGCTAATGTAACAGAAAGTGGTCAAAGAATTGAAGTTCAAAAAGTATATAATTCACCACCAGCAGCCGTATCAAGATTTTACGATCCCTATGCTGGTTCATTTGACCAAAGACAATTATTAGATGCTTTTGGATTTGGTAATGTTTCTCCAGCAATATCATTTGTATTGAAACCAATTTCTTATGACTTAGCTAGGGCAAATGCCATAGAAACATCTGATTTAATCAGAAAAAGTGCTTATTCATTTGAATTACATAATAATAATTTAAGAATTTTTCCAAGACCATTATCTAGTGATGCTGGTGAAAAAATATATTTTGAATATTATTTGAAAAAGGATATACGAAACACAAATAATTCTAATGATGAAATGACAGGTGGTGTATCAGATCCTTCTAATGTACCTTATAAATTTATAACTTATAGTTCAATAAATGCACCAGGTCGACAATGGATTAGGAAATATACGGCTGCAATAGCAAAAGAATTACTTGGTATCATACGAAGTAAGTATAGTGCCATGCCCATACCCGATGGTGAGGTGACTTTGGATGGAGAGGGATTGAAAGCAGAGGGTAGAGAGGAAAAGGTACAGTTATTAGAAGAGTTGAAAGAATTTTTAGATTCAGTTAGTTTGACTGAAAAACTCAAAGCTGAAGCTGAAGAGGCAAATGCTCAACAAGAGGTATTGAATAAAGCTCCACTACCAATATTCATAGGATAGTCTGATGTCCGCTACAAAACCATTCTTTATATCCGATAAAGAGATAACCTTATTTGATTCTATGAACGAAGAGTTAATAGATGAGATGGTTGGTCAATCTGTTGATATATATAAGATAAATACTCAACATACAAAAGAAAATCTCTATGGGGAATCAACAACAAAATATTTCAATGTAGGTTTCAGAGTTAATTGTCTGATCAGATTTAATCCACCAGAAGTGGAACAATTTAATGATGTGGGACCTGATAATAATTCATCGATAGAACTGATGTTTCAGAGAAATAATTTAGCAAGTGGTTCATTAAACTTCTATCCTGAATCTAGTGATATATGTGATTGGAATAATCAGTATTGGGAAATCAATGGTGTTACAGAACCACAATTAATCGGTGGTTCACCAAGTTTCAATCATGCTATAAAAGCTACAGCACATAGAAGTAGATTATCATCATTACAAATTGAGGCTAGACCTAGATGATTAAATTAAAAAACTTATTGAACGAAAAAAGTAAAGGTCTTTGGCATAATATTCATGCTAAAAGAAAAAGAGGAGAAGAACCAGCTAAACCTGGTGATGAAGATTATCCTAAAACTTTGGATATAGATGAAGATGATGATCCTTGTTGGGATGATTATAAACAGGTGGGAATGAAAAAAAAGAATGGTAAGAAAGTTCCTAATTGTGTTCCTGAATCATATGATGTGTGGGATGAATCCTGTGGTTATACCATAGAGATAGATAGAGATGAAGATGAAAAAATGAATGAAGCTGAGTATGATGGTCGTAAGGTAAAACTTGGAAAACCAATGCAAGGTGATGTTAAAAAATTTAAAGTATATGTCAAGAATGATAAGGGTAATGTAGTTAAAGTTAATTTTGGACAAAAGGGAATGAATATTAAAAAATCAAATCCTGATAGAAGAAAATCATTTAGGGCAAGACATAATTGTGATAATCCAGGACCAAGATATAAAGCTCGTTATTGGTCGTGTAGGAAGTGGTAAATGGCTGTTCAAATGTTAGATACCGTGTTAGTGATGAAACCAAGAAGGTCTCATTTGGTAAAATCCACACCTGTGGAAAAGGCAATAGATACATCTATTGATAACATCTATGGTGAACCACAACCCGATAGATTTGACGAGATAATAGATTTACTAAAACAAGGTAATATCTATGGTGAGGAAAAGAACATAAATATGGGCGCCGTTGAGGTGCCTATAGTTAAACAGATAGCGATTGATAAGGCATCGACAAAGGGACTGAAATCTGAGGTATTTGAAAATACAACGGAAAGTAAATTAAAAAAACTAAGGAAATTGAAGCGTGGCTACTAAACCGATAACAAATAAACATACTTTAAATAAAGCAGAGATCAATAGAGCCGAACAAACATCATTTCGTTCTGAGAAGGGTAATGCCAAGGTAGTAATACGAAAATCCAGTGGTAGAGATGTTGGTAAAGGGTATGCTATTAGACTTAAAGATGTTGATACATCGGTTATGAGACATATGACACTTAATATCAGCCCAACTGTCAAGGAAGCTAATGAAATAATCAAGGTTCCTGTTGTATATGGTAATGAAGAGAGGTGGAAATCAGTCAGATCGAGATCAACCCTAAGAGATTCAACTGGAGCTCTATTGATGCCAGTAATTGTAGTGAAAAGAACAAGTATTTCATATAGTGATGAAATGCCGATGAGTTTTGATCATGATATAAGAAGTAAATTTGCACAATATATAAGGTTAAATCAATGGAGTGATAGTAACCGATATGATAGGTTTGCTGTTCTAACGGGACAGAAACCAGTGATGGAAACGATAAAAACAGTTATGCCAGACTTTATAAATCTCACATATGAAGTTGCTATGATGACAAACTATATAGAACAGATGAATGGATTAACTGAACTGATGTTACATAATTTACAATCATATTTTGGAGATTCTACAAGTCACAAATTTTTATCGGATTTAGAAGGTGATATAAGTGATGCCTCAAGTATGGAATCGAATGGTGAGAGATTTATACGAAGTGATTTTACCATGTCGATTAAAGGGTATATTTTAGCGGAATTTACAAAGGATATTTATGGTAAAGGGGCAAATACGGAACGAGAAGTCATACCAAAAAAAGTATCCTTTTCAGAAAAAATTATATAATTATATATATATACTTAACACAAGGAGTTACAGATGGCAAAAGACATCAAATTTTCAGACGATGAATTAAAACAAATATCAGACATAAGAACAGCTTATGCTGAAATTACAAATCGTTTTGGACAAATACAATTAACAAAGTACAACCTACAGAAACAAGAAGAACAAGCTGAGATAGATTTTGAATCCGTTAAGGTGAGGGAACAAGAAGTTCTTAAAGGTATTACAGAAAAGTATGGACCAGGTACTTTGGACCCAAATACAGGAGTTTTTACGCCATCTGAGTCTTAAAAATTAGTCTTTGGGATTTTATATAATATTTATATATGAATTATCATAGACATTTTACCCTATTGGAGACCTTAAAATGGCAGAAAAAATTGTATCACCAGGTGTATTCACCAAAGAAATAGACCAATCATTTATTCCGGCAGCACTTGGAGAAGTAGGTGCGGCTATCGTAGGACCAACTGTTAAAGGTCCTGTTTTAACACCAACAGTCGTTAGTTCATATGGAGAGTATGTTCAAACTTTTGGAGAACTAATAGAAAGTGGTTCGGATAAATATCAATATTTAACATCACATACTGCTCAAGAATATTTAAGACAGGGTGGACCTCTAACTGTTGTTAGGGTTGCTGATCCTGCTGCCACTCGTGCTACTGCAAAAATTAATAAATCTGCTGGAAGTGATTCAGATGCAACAGCAGCTGGTGGTTCTTTAAAATTGATAAATAATCTTGGTCAAGTTGAAAATGAAGAAATTCAAATAACTGTAGATGGTACAGAGTATAGATTTGTTGCTCAAGATGTAGATACATCGGGTAATTTACCTGCTGACTCCACACCTTTATTCTTTTTTGCTACTGGATCTTCTACATTAGATACAATTAAAAAAATATCTACTAAAGTTAATGCCGCGGGAATAGGAGTAACGGTAACTGGATCTGCTGACACACATTTAATTATATCAGCATCTTCTGTAGGTACTGCGGGTAATAATATAACGGTAGATACTGGATCTGCTTCCAATATGTCTGATGTTTTAACACTTAGTGGTGGAGTAGGGAAAGGTTCTGGAACTGAACTATTAACACTTGAAGTTCTCGGTGATGGTACTATTTTTAATAACACATCATCTGTGGGTACTGATCAATTAATTTCAGCAAGACAAACTGCAACTGCAAATGACCATTTCAGTTCTGGTAGTCATGGTGGTCGTATTGATAATGTTAGATGGGAAGTATCGAATGTAAATAATTCAAAAGGTACATTTACCCTATTGATCAGATCCGGTAATGATACGATTAAGAAAAAACAAATTTTAGAAACACATGCTAATCTTAGTTTAGATCCTGAATCAAGTGATTATATTTTAAAGAGAATTGGAAATCAAGCTAATACTATTGCTACAGAAGATGGTGTGGCTTATCTACAACCTGTCGGTGATTTTCCAAATAAATCAAAATATGTCAGAGTAAGTAACTTTCCTGATACAAGTAAAACACCAGATTATTTAGATGAAAATGGTGATGTTATTGTGGGAAGTCAATCTGGTTCATTACCATCTATTGGTAGTGGAAGTTACAATGGAACTTTTGATGGTGCTTTCTTTGGAAAACAAATAGATCATCCGTTTAACTTTTATGAAAACATAGATTCAACTAACTCACAGGGTGTTAAGATGTCAGAAAGTAGTACCGGAATTGGTGGATCGGGTGGTGGATATGCTACTGCTCTAAGTATTTTGAGTAATAAAGACGAATATAATTTTAATTTATTATTCTTACCTGGTGTTATCGATCAAACAACTAATCATTCGCCTGTTATAACACAAGCAATAGATATGTGTGAAACTCGTGGTGATGCGTTCTTAGTAATAGATAATGTTGGAAAAACCTCCAGTGTAGCTACTGCTAAAACGAATACAGAGGCTCGTAATTCAAGTTATGCGGCTGCTTACTATCCGTGGGTACAGATTCAAGACAACTCATTAGGAACATATAGATTTGTTCCACCATCAGTTGTTATTGCTGGTGTTTATCACTTCAATGATGTGGTTGGACAACCGTGGTTTGCTCCTGCTGGTTTGAATAGAGGTGGAATCGATAGTGCTATTCAGGCATATAGAAAATTAACACAAGGTAATCGTGATGATCTTTATGATTCAAATGTAAATCCGATTGCTACCTTTCCAGGTCAAGGTGTTACGGTATTTGGACAAAAGACAACACAGAAGAAAGCGAGTGCTTTAGACAGAGTTAATGTAAGAAGACTTTTAATTAATGTCAAGTCTTTTATTTCAAGAACATCTCGTTTATTAGTATTTGAACAGAATACGGGTGCTTTAAGAGATCAATTTTTAAATACTGTCAATCCATTCTTAGAACAAGTACAATCAAATAGTGGATTAAATGCTTTTAGAGTTCAGATGGATGATCAAAATAATACACCTGAAACGATTGATAGAAATCAGTTAATTGGACAGATATTTTTACAACCAACAAGAACTGCGGAGTTCATATTACTTGACTTCATAGTTCAACCAACAGGTGCTGCTTTTCCTGAGTAATTTTTAGGAAAAGAGATATTTATTATCATAGGAGATAAACAATGGCAGAATTATTAGAAGCAAGTGATATATTTTACACCCCGTATGAACCGAAGGTAAAAAATCGATTTATTATGGAGATTGCAGGTATACCAGCTTTTACAATCAAAACAGCGGCAAGACCACAAATTACTTTTGATAAAGTGGAATTAGAACATATGAATGTCACAAAGTATATAAAAGGTAAGGGTAAGTGGCAAGATATGAATATTACTTTGTATGATCCTATTGTGCCATCAGCTGCTGGAGCCGTAATGGAGTGGGTAAGACTACATCATGAGAGTGCTACAGGTAGAGATGGATATCAAGATTTTTATAAAAAGAACATAAATTTCAAAGTATTGGGACCAGTTGGTGATATCATTGAAAAATGGACATGTTATGGTACATGGATTCAAGATGCTACATTTGGTGATATGGATTTTACTGATTCAAATCCAGTCGAAATCGCTTTAACACTAACATTTGATTACGCTATACTTGAATTCTAAATAGTTTACAACATCAAGGAGTTATATAATGGCTGAACATAAGTTCCCTACGGAAGTTATTGATTTACCGTCTCAAGGAAAAGTATATCCAAAGGATTCACCAATTGCCGATGGTAAATTAGAGTTAAAATACATGACAACACGAGAAGAGGATATTTTGATGTCCCAAAATCTTATAAAAAAGGGTGTTGTTATCGATAAACTATTGGATTCTCTAATAGTAACACCAAAAGTTACACAAAAAGACTTAATTCTTGGAGATAAAAACGCTGTATTGGTTGCGGCTCGTATTTTAGCATATGGGCCTGAATATACAACGGAAATTGTCAATCCAAACGATTTAGATCAAAAAATTAAACATACATTTGACTTATCTAAGTGCCCTTTTAAAAATATATCGGAAGATGTTGATTATACCAACAATTCCTTTGATTTTAAACTACCCGTTGGTAAAAATGACTTAAAATTTAAAATTCTAACGGGTGCTGATGAAGTATTGATGAATAAAGATATAGAACAATCTGCTAAATTCGGATATGATACTTCTATAACCACTAGATTACGACATAGTATAATTGAAGTCGATGGGGACAATAAAAAAGAAACAATAACGAGTTTTTCACAAAATATGTTAGCTCGTGATTCTGTAGCATTGAGAAATTACATTAATGAAGTTTCTCCCGATATTGATATGACATCGGAAGTCGAAATGGGAGGTGAAACTGTGAGCGTGTCTATTCCGCTTTCAGTCGAGTTTTTTTGGCCTCAAACCATCTGATAAGAAAGAAATACACCAATCCATATTTTATTTTATATACGGCACACCTGGTTTTAGTTTTGCCGATGTGTATAACATGCCTGTACATCTTAAAAACTTCTATTTCCGTGAATTCATGGAATTAAAAAAGAAGGAAAAGAAACAAATAGATAAGGCAAACGCACCTCAATCGTCTAAGATTCCAAGACGATTTAATCCAAAGAAATAAGCATTTTAGATATTTATTAATATATTAGGAGAAGTATATCATGTCGTATATGGATAGAAAAAATATATTATCAGAGGGGTTTTTTGATCTATTTAAAAGATTACCAAAAGATGTAAGGGATTTAAAATTAACTACTCTTGAAAAACATTTATATAAAAACGATTCCGAATTTAAAAAAAATATAGATTTGATTCTTAGAAATGCTAAAAACGCAGAAGATAGATTGAAAAGAATGTTAGCTAAGAAGAAGGGTAAGTAATGGCTAATAGATGGGATCCAAAAAACTTAAAAGAGATCAATCGATTAGAAGCTCAAAAAACTGCTGAAATAAGGGAACAGGAGGCAGTAGAAGCTGATATCGCAAAATGGAGAGAGTTAAACCTTAAATCTTCTTCTATTACACTAGACAATTATAAAGAACAGAGAAAAGAAGAGAGAAAACTGGCTCAAGAAGCCAAAAAGACAGCAGATCAAAAGGAGAGAGAATATCAACAACAGAAGGCTGCTTTTAAAGAACAAACCAAGAGTACAAAATCACTTGTAACTGCTAATAAGGCTTTAGAAAAACTTGAAAGACAAAAATCAAAATCCTTATCATCAACGATTGGGAATCTCATACAAGGTAATTATGAAGAGATTGCTTCTAATCGAATAGGTAAGCAAGGTCTTGCGCAAGATATACTAGTAGCTAAGCAATCCAAAAACAATCTAGAAGTTATTAAAGATACAAATGCAGCAGAATTAGGGGGTGCTGAAGGAAAAGCGGAAATTCAGGATCTAACCAAAGGTATTCAAGAAGGAATCTATGGAGAAGCTGACGCTCAAGAATTGGTAAATAAATTAAAATTAAAAGGTTTGGATATTGACGGTGATGTAGCAACTAGCTTAGTAGAATTGGGCCAATCAGGAGACGCTAACCAAAAAAATCAAGAAGAAATTGCTAAAAAACAACAGGAATTTTCTGAAAATATCGGTACAGCTACTATTGCTTTTGGTGCCTTGGCTAGTATTATAAATCAAGTTTCTTCTGTAATAGATGATATTGGAAATGCATTTGGTAGTCTTGTTGTATTTAGTGGTGACTTTAAGAAAAATGTAAAAGACGCTGGGACGGATGCTATAGCTCTCGGTGGTTCAATGCAAGACACCATAGATATAACCAAATCTTTAACCAGTGAATTTGGTTTATCATTAGATGAGGCTGTTGATTTATCTTCTAAGGTATTTGACACATCTAAAGCATTGGGATTATCAGCACAAGAGGGTGCTAATTTATTCGGTGTTCTAATGGAAACTGCAAATCTTTCGGCTGAACAGGCTGAAAGTCTTGCTGAAGGAACTTTTCAAATGGCAGCGGCGGCTGGAGTTGCTCCAACTGCTGTAATGAAAGATATTGCTTCTTCAACGGAAGCAGTTGCTACCTTTACAAAAGATGGTGGGGATAATATAGCAAGGGCTGCCGTTCAAGCAAGGGCATTGGGTGTGAGTCTTGACACGAGTGCTAAAATTGCCGAAGGATTGTTAGATTTTGAATCTTCTATTAAAGCTGAACAAGAAGCATCGGTGATGATCGGTAGACAGATTAATTTACAGAAAGCAAGAGAGGCTGCTCTTAATAATGACATTGAGGGTGCTATGAAAGCCGTGGTTGATCAATTGGGTTCGGAAGCTGAGTTCAATAAACTAAATGCTCTGCAGAGACAATCATTGGCAAAATCAATCGGAGTCAGTACCGCTGAACTAGCAAAATTTGTAGGAAAACAAGACGAGGTTAATAGTCTATCGGATGAATTATCAAAGGGTGGTAGTTTTTCAGATTTACTCGGTAAAGATTCTATAAGTCAACTAACACAATTTATAAATGGTTTTAAAGCATTGACTGCTGAAGCATTAAACTCTTTGGGTCCTGCTTTAGAAACGATAGGTGGAGCATTTTCAGGTATTGCTGGATTTTTAAGAGAGAATGTTATTGCTATGAAGATAATGGGAGTTATTGCTGGTGGTTTAGCAATTGCTCTCGGTATAGTTGCGATCAAAGCAGCAGCTGCTGCGGTGGCTGGTATACCTTTTATAGGACCTGCTTTAGCGATAGGTGCTATCGCAGCAATAGGTGCGGCTATAGCTAGTGGTGTTTCTGCGGTAAAGGTAAATGATTTTAAATCCGGTCCTGGTGGGATAACTCATATGGCAGGTCCTGCCGGAACATTTCAATTAAATCCACGAGACTCCGTATTGGCAACAACCAATCCAATACCTGTAAATGATTTTCAAAGCTTTCCAGCAGGTCAAGCGCCAGGGGCAAATGGTGGGAATATCAATGTAAATGTTCAAGGTGTTACACGAGGTAAGGATATACATTATGTTACAAATAACAGACCAATCTCTGGTGGGGATGCTGGTTTTGGGAGTTTATCATAATGGGATTAGAAAATTTAAGCTCACCTTTTAGTGATATATCTAAGAATAAGGAAACATATAGTGATGTAAAGGCTGATCAAGTTGAAAGTTCTTATGATGATGTATTTCCAAACAAACTAAATAATCCAGAGATTAATATCAATAGTGCTACCGATGGTTTACCAGTAGAGGATATCGGTAGATCAGTTTATCAAGGAGTTTACACAGGAACATATAGTAGTAATTTTACCTCATTGAATCAAGTTTTACAACCCGATGGTACTTATAAACCATTGAGTGAAATTCCAATTAAGGCTCAAAAAGATGATGCTCCATTGAGCAAGATATTGATATCATCTGAAAAGGAACAAACAACATTCACATATTCTGGACATGAAAATAAAAAGGGTGTGGAAGCTCAAACACGAGGTGGGGTTGTTCATTTCGAAGGATTGGATTCCGATGTCCGTAAAAGATATGTAGATGGTGCTTTAATCGGTAAGGATAATAAATTGGGATTTGGTAGTTTTACATTGGATAAGATATTTGATCCAACTCATGGTTCAAGCACACCAGATAAAGGTGAGGTTTTCATAGGACAATCAACGAAGAATTTAGATGTGAGGGAAAGTGGGACGAGATTCAGAGGTGGTTCTTTAGGAAAATTTAAAGAACCATATATAATGAAAGCAATACCAAAAAAATCAACCAATCCTGTATTATTCAATAGAGACCTCTTACCAATAGGTGCTGCCGTTGAGGATTTTGTTAGAGTTCTTGCTTATCAAAGCTCACCGAGTGGTCTTTTAAATTTATTAAAGGAAAATATAACAAATCAACTTATTGGAGCGGCACCATCAAATAACCCAGCTCCAATACTTTTTGGTATAAAAGCGGGTGGTGATTTAAATGCAATTAATAAGATATTATTACCAGCACTCCCTAATCCGGTACAGGGTAATACTGGATTTTTAAATTTTACAAATAAATTTAGAGATTTGCCAGGTGCTTTGGGTAGTTTTAGAAAACCTTTTGTTTTTGAATATTCAAAGAGAACGGCTACAGCTCTTCCATTTAATCATCTTGGTGATGCACCATTTGATTTTTTTGGTACAAGATGGTATGATATTGATATGCCTACATTTAAATCACCTAAATACTTAGGATTGGGTGGTGGCAAAAAACATACTTCTAAAGACAAAATATCTCAACTTGGAGTTGAAGAATCACTTTTTAATAATTATAATTTTTGGGGTGATTATGATATTGATGATACATATGTTCCAAAAGAAAGTTTTGCAGTAGGAAAAGGTGATTTTTATGTAAAAATACGAGATTTAAGAGATGGTAAATACATTTATTTTAGGGGATATGTAACGGGTATAGTAGAAAATGTAAATCCAACTTTTAATCCAACACAATACATCGGTAGATCAGAAGATGTTTATGTTTATCAAAAAGGGGATAGAGATGTATCATTTAATCTAAAGGTTTATCCTGCTAATGCCGAAGAATTTGATGTTATGTACACTAAGATAAACAGATTGACAAGTTTAGCATATCCAGAGTATTTGTCAGAAGAAAATGACAATTCTTTAATCAGAATGAAAGCTCCATTCACAGAACTTTATATGGGACATATCGGAACTCGTAAGAAAGGACAATTTGGATTTATAAAATCCCTAACCTATACCGTACCCGATAATGGGGATTGGGATGCTTTAACTGCTACACCGAGATTGTTTGAAATATCCATTGGGTATCAGATTTTAAGTAAAAGACCACCATCACTTACAACCAAATTTTATCCAGGTGTCTATGGAGCTAATCAATGAGTAGATATGATTCAGTAAAAAGAGTTGCGGATAAAAAGATTCAAAGAATTGGAACTGCAACCTTACCTGATTACCAAGATGATAATTCTGATATTTTATTAATTGCCACCAATGGTGATAGATGTGATCAATTATCACAGGAGTATTATGGTTCACCAGAACATTGGTGGTTTATAGCAAGTGTAAATAAGTTATCTAGTAATCATATTGAAGCTGGAACACAAATAAGAGTACCGATATCATTAGAACAAGCTAATTTAGAGTAAAATGGCAACATTCAAAGACAGAGTATTTGGTTCTCAGGTAGATCCCAAAATAATCAAAAAATTTGAAGAATTGGCTGGTGGTGGCACACAAACAAATATTTTAGGTGAGGTAAAACCAACATTTAAAAAATACTTAGGGGAGAGAACACCATTTAGTAGAATGTGGTGTGCTGTTAATATAAATAAACTACCTAAGACTGGTCCAGATGATGAATTAATAAAAAGAAACTCAAAAGGTGTGCATTATTATCACCCAAATGGGGATCCCACTACATCCAAAATCGTGGGTACAGATGCTGATAGTGAGACATTAGTTTTTTCTGTAAATGAAAATAGAGAAAAATCCTATGATAAAAATATATTAGAATCCATGCAAAAGGGTTCTACTGGTAATGTCAGATATATATCTCAACTAAGTGAAGAGTTAGGTGCGGGTAATCCATATATGAAACCAGCGGCTGGTATAACTTCCGTCACATCAAAGACTCAAGGTGCTTTAGGTGCTATAAGGAGTACGGTTGTTGAATTTATTGTTCATAATAGACATGATTTTGAAAATATATTCTTACCTTACTTTTTAAGACCAGGAGCTGTGGTTTGTGTTGATTATGGTTGGTCTGATGATTCATTTCAATTATATGATCCTATAAATCAGATAAAAGATAAGACATTGGATATGTCAGAATTCAATAAGTACATTTATCACAAAGAAACAGGATTTCTAATTAAAAATCAAGGATTGGTTAATACTGTTATGGGTAATGTGGTTACTTATGATGCGAGTGTAAATAATGATGGTTCATTTCAATGTTCTTTGGAGATAACTTCTAGAAATACTGGTATATTGGATAAGGAGTTAAGTGACGATAATAAGCTTAGGTTTATCTTTTCAAATGTGATAGATGATATAATAAAGGTTGGTTTAGCATCGACTGTTGGTGCAAAAGCAGAAGATTTACAGCAAAGTCTTTCTATTATTAAAAAATCTATTAGTGGAGAATTATCTGATGAATTAAATAAAATATTAACTTCTAAGGACTATGAAGATACATCAAAAGATTTTTTAAGTAAATTAAATTTTGGAAGAGCCATTAATGATGAAAGATCAAACACATCATTGTTAAGTGCCTTTGCAAAAAATCATGGTGTTTTTTATCAAGATATTACAAATAATAAAGGTGTGGTCAAAAGTTGGTTAAGAAGTATGTCAAGACACACTAATGTATTTGATAAACTTATGCATGGTGTATCGACAAAAGAAACACCTAAAGAAATTATGTATATAGCTTGGGGTAAGTTTGAAGATATGTTTTTAAATAATTTTGTTGTTGGTACTATAGGAAATAAATCAACAGATTCAAATAGTAAAGAGAATTTATATAAAACTTTTGAAGCAGATGAGATTAACCCAATTGTACAATATGATAGCAGAGAATCCTTTGTAAGATGGGATGATGATTTATATCAGATGCAACACGAACCATTGAGTTCTAATGATACCTTGCCCACTTTTATAATGCCAAAAACACTTGAATTTAAGTATAACAAACGAGGTGATAATTTAACAGGAAAAGCTTCTCGGGTGGTAAACACATATAATGTTAATGTGATAAAAAATACTAAAAAAGATTTATACGATCAACCGTGGTTTCCAAAGGATTGTAGCGAAAAGGCAACTTCAGGTGAATTTATTGGAAAAAAAATAATACCCTTTAGAGATATATTTGTATCAGTTAATCTGATATCACAAGCTTTTTCTATGAAAGATAATGTTAATGATGCTCTTATTTATATCTTAGATGCTCTAAATGAAGATTCTTATAAGATATGGAATTTAAAAATAACAAGTCCTGATAATTCAAATAGTCATATTACTGCTTATGATTCTAATCTTCAACCAAGAATGTCTGATAATCCAAGAGATAATTTAACATTTGACATAACATCGGAGACATCAATCGTATCACAATGTAATTTACAATTCACAACTCCAAAAGATGGATTAGGTTCAATGATAGCGATAGATAGTTTAGGAACTGCACGGCATTTTAAAGAGCATAATATGGCTGCTTTAAATAATTTAAATTTATTAAATCAACCAAAATTTACCAGTGGTAAAAAGTCAGCTGCTGATCAATATGTATCGGTTAGAAGCTTACCACTACAAAATTCAAATGATAATACCGATGAACCCGCTTTAAATTTAAATTTTAATAGATTGAATAAGTCAATTTCAACTTTACCTCCAGGTTCGATACCAGGTACCCGTGGTACAATGGATGCATTAGGAGCTTTTAGAAAAATACAAGAACATATAAGCCGCGAAAGACAAGGCAATACGGATACGAAGGAAGAACAAGCAAGAAAAAATGCTGGATTTGATTATGGTGATGCTGATGTGGTAAATAATGGTCGTGATATATGGAGAAAACAGGCTAAACAAAAGTTATATGATGATTCCGACCAAGACACAATTTCACCTATTTTGCCAATAGAAATAGATTTATCAATATATGGAAATAATTACTTAAACATAGGAGATTATTTCACCGTAAATTATTTACCAACTCAATATAAAGACAGAACATACTTTCAAATAGTTGGCATCGAAGATAAGATAGATCCAAATGGTTGGTCAACATCTTATACCAGTGTGATGAGGGTTAATCCGGCTAAAAAGAGTATTGTTAGTGGTTTTGATTATCAAAAACCATCTTCTAAGACTAAAAAGAAACCTCCGCCAGTTCTTAAAAAGGAAGAGTTTGAGGCTATATACGATAAATCGGGTGGTAAGATAAATGGATATTCAAACTATAGAAAGGTTGATACATTTACCGGTGGGGAAGATGAACTATCATTTGATATATATCATTATAAATATAGTAGGGTTGAGCAATATAGAACATCAAAAAAGAATGGTCAGGATATATACCATCAATCACCAATAGGTAATTTAGATGATTTAAAATATACAAATAATGTTGCTTGGGCTTATACAATTAGAAACATACTGTTAAATGGAACTTATTTAAATCGTAGCGATTCGGTAGGTGAAGGTGGGGTTGATGTCTTCGATGATGATGGATTTTGGCAAAAAGATCCAATGGATATTGGAACAAAGACATACGGTGACTTATTAAGAGGACAAGGTGAAAAAGCTGTATATAAAGTTTTTATATCTGATGAAGATGATGTAGAGGATTTAATAAATCTTTTTGATCCTTCTAATATAAATGAAGTTGTTCAAGAAAAATTTGAAAATGCTATGCAATTTGTAAATAAAAATTCTCCAAAATCTCTATATGGTTTTACTGAGGTTGAGTTTGGTGTGCTTCCTGGGCAAATACCAACAATTGGTGGTAATGTGCCATTTATAGGTAAATTTATGACAGCAACAACTGGTATTGCTAATGATTTAGTTGGGGGTAGTACATTTCCAACTTTTATTAGATGTTTAGCTATTAGAAGTGAAAAACTAAAAAGACATACAGAGATACACGACAAGGGTGGTTTGAAAACTGAATATGATGTGGGTGAGGACATATTCGCTTTACAACAGACAGGTACTAACGGTATTTCAGTTTTTCCAACATTAATAATTCCAAAATGGGTTTTAAGAAAACCTATAGGAGATTTATGTCAAATATTAAATGATACTTATAACATATATAAAAAACAACTAGATGCTGCTATGGTATTTGCTGGATATAAAGACTCGATAAAAATAGTAAATTAAATAAAAACATTGACTTTTACCTAAAATATCCTTATATTAAGGAGTGGTTATCCCTATAATAAAGTTGCCTTTGTGGTCCAAGTGCCATCCAAAGAATGATTTGGTCATTGTATATGATAACTTTGTAGAAGAGACAATATTTGCTGAACATCGTGAGCGTATGTGTCTGAATAAATTAGATAAAGAGGAGCATTACCTTTGTCTTGATTATAAAACATTTATGAAGAATGGATATAAATGTTATGATATAAATGCTGTAAGTTTTTGGTTATATAATAAACCAAAGTGGGAGATGGAATATGACAACTTCTACTCTGAGATGGATGACTTCACTTATTACTATCCTTATATGAAGTTAATAGAGAAATGTAAATCATTGGGTAAGTTTATCATAGATGATAGGATACTACATGCTGAAAAGTTTGCTAAATTTCATGATGACTTCACTAATGCTTTCTACAACATAGAGAAGAATGGTATCGGTGTAAATACTAATTTTATATCTACATTCGGACATAAGTATGCTAAGTATATATGTGATAAAAAAGTATTTCAAAATTATAATTTTTTCACCACGACATCAAGACCATCAAATGCTATAAATAATTTGAATTTTGCCGCTCTAACTAATGAACAGCGAAAGAGTTTTTCTCCATTGAATGATATATTTGTTGATATGGATTTTGATGCTTATCACCCGAGGTTAATCGGAGAACTTGTTGGATATAAATTTCCCAAGTCATCAGTTCACGAATATTTGTCGGAGAAATATGGAGTTGATGTCAAAGAGGGTAAGAACAAAACATTTCAATACATGTATGGTGGGATACCTAAAGCAGTTGCTGATAAAGTCGAATTCTTAAATTTAACTAAGAATTTTATCAGTAAGATGTGGAAAGAATACAATGATAATCAATTTATTAAAACTAAGATATATCGTAGAATTTTGTATAAAAAGAATTTACCCGACATGAATCCACAAAAGTTATTCAATTACTACATTCAGGCATATGAGACAGAGAGAAATGTTAAGTTGTTATGCGAAATACATAGATATTTATACAATAGGGGCACGAACATAGTTCATTATAACTATGATAGCTTTTTATTTGATTATGATCGGAAAGATGGGGTGGAGACTATTTATAAGATAAAGGGAATACTCCAACAAAATGGTTATGTGGTTAAATCAAAAGCCGGTCACAATTACGGAGAAATGAAGGATTATGAGTTTAATAGTTGATTCAATATTTACAGAATGGAGAGCTTCCTTACCCGAAGGTTCTTTACATCCGAATACAAAGAACGGTTATCACTTATTTTTATTAAAAGAGATTTGTTTAAAGCGTGGTATTTCTGAAAATATTATAAATAGTGTTTTATTGGCATTAGAAGCAAAAGATGATGGTGGGTTAGACGCTGATGAAATAGAAAAGGCAAAGAGCCAGGGATTGGTTTCACAAGGTTTTGGTAGATGGGGAAAGGATAAAGATGGACCAATGACTCATAAAACATTAAATGGTAAATTAGTTCCAGCAAATAAAGATGATTTGGAAAAACAAAAATCAGATAGGGAAAAGGAGAAGGTTGGTGGTCAAGCCGGTGGTGAAACTGGTGGTACAGATGTAAAACAAGGTAATAATCCAATGTTCAATGATCCTAAAACAGGAGAGGCAGATGACAATCTTAAAAATACAGGTGGATTGGTAGATCCAGAAATTAAGAAAGTTAAAAAACCAAAAACAGTTGATGGTAAGAACAAAGAATTAAATCAAAGTATTAATACCTTTGAACAAGAAACATTCAGTAGAACCGAAACAGAACCGGATGACGATTCCTTTACACAAAGTAATTCAGAACATTCGGCTCAAAGTCAATTAAATTTTGAAAGAGAGATGGAAAGAAGATTTAGACCACAGAGATTTCCAAAGAAGTATTTAAAAACATTGGGTAGAATGTTAAATACGAGTGTTGAGGGGATGGTAACTAGACAAGGTAAGATAAGACCACCTGTAGGTCAATTAGGACACTATACCAATGAGGGTGGTGCTGGTGAAATTAGATCACAAGCTGGTGAGTTAATTGGAATGGTCGGTAGTTCAATTCAAGATCCTAAAAAACGAGAACAATTTTTTCAAATGTTAGAAGAACATATGGATAACAATGGGAATAACTTGGTTGCAGATAAGAGTTGGGTACAAGCAGCTAGATTAAATAATCAAGCAATAGATGATTCATTAAATACTGAATATCCTGATGGTTATGAAGTCATAGCTAGTGCTTGGGATGTGGATAGTGAGGCGGAAGCATTGGGTATGGAGCCGCCAATTGGTAAGAATAAGGGTGGATCAACCGATCAGTATATGAAGGTTAAAACGCCGGATGGTAAGACACATTTAGTTGAAATTTCTTTGAAAAAAACTAAAAGTATTAGATTGACCAATACCACACCAGAAGCGTTAGTTGATATGAAAAATTTTACCGAAGATGAGAAAAAAGAATTGGAAAATAATCTAAAAGATGTGGGTATTGAAGATGTACCAAAACCAGGTGATGGTAAAACTGATATTGAAGATGTTAAAAACACCGCTTATTCAGAATATCAACAAAAAAAATATTTAGAATTTGGGAATCAAAATCGTAATGAAATTGTTAGATTAATAAAAGACGGTAAAATTAGTCAAGCCACATTAAATAAATTAGGTATTGATAGTAATAATCCTGAAGAGAGACTAGATTATATTTTAAACGGAAAAGGATTGGCTAGAGTTAGAAACAAATTATTTTTACAGGCTGCTGAACAGATACCAAATGGACAAGCTGTTATTGATGATGTTAATAATAACACTAAAAAAGTTTTATCTAACATAACAAAAGCTATTGGTGTAGATCCCATCAAGTCAAAAATGCTTGAATCTGTAAAAGAAAAATTACCTTTGAGAAGTTTAGTTTCTGGTGAAGAGTCAATGGCTGTTGGTGATTTTATAATGGATAAGAGAACTATGGCAAAAGTATTTGGAACAGATGACTTTGATAAAATTAAAGATGATTTACAAGTAGATTTAGACGAAGTTCCACCGGTTATTAAATATATCGGTAAAGGTGTTGGAAAACCCATAATTGTAGCTACAATAAACATAAGAGAGGATGGTATTGGTTATGGAAATTCATTAAGATTTGACATGTCATTGTCAAATGATTTTGCTACCAAATGTAAAGAAGCACATAAAAGTGAGTTAAAACAGGCACCGAGAGCTTAATGAACACACAACTTCTCTGTACATTTACAACAACCAAAGGGTTGGATCAAACCTTAACTGATATTCAGAAGAATTTCACAATAGTGTTTGAAAAGATTTATGTCCTACAGAATGAGGACAAGAACCATGAGCTGATCTGCACATACAATGTGGAGAAGAATGCTCAACTAGATTTCAATGCCGTACAGAACACAATATCGTTACATAGAAAGAAGATGAGCAACACATTGTATACAATAAATGCTCTAAATGAATTGATCAAAACAATAAACAATGGTGTGCTGGATACTAAGTTTCAGTTGCCTTGGGAGATGTATAAAAATATGATTCTTATTACCAATAAGGACGGGTTATCACGAATTTCAACACGAATATTAAAAATAATAAATACATAAAAAACGCTTGTTTTTTACAAAAAAATGTTGTATATTATAGGAATGTACAATATTTATAGTAGATAAACTATAAATAACAATCTAAACACAGGAGAATAACTATGGATATAAATGCCATCAAGTCACGCTTGAATCAGTTACAAAGCACTTCCTCAACCGCTAATTCATTTTGGAAACCACCAGCTGGTAAGACACAAATTAGAATTACGCCTTATGTTGAGAACAAAGACAACCCATTCGTAGAGTTGTTTTTTCACTATTCATTAGTACCAAATAAAACGGTACTTTCACCACTTTCCTTTGGAAGACCTGATCCAGTTCAACAATTTGCCGATAAACTAAAGTCTACTGGCGATAAAGATGAATGGATTCAAGGTAAGAGAATCGAACCTAAGATGAGGACATTTGTTCCTGTAATCGTTAGGGGAGAAGAATCCGAAGGTGTTAAATGGTGGGGATTTGGTAAAACCGTTTACCAAGAACTTCTTTCAATTATTGCTGATCCAGACTATGGTGATATCTCTGATGCTATGACAGGTCGTGATATTGTTGTGGAGAGGCAAACTGCTGCTGAGGCTGGTAACCAATATGGTAAGACTACCATTCGTGTGAAACCAAATCAGACGGCACTCGTTGAAGACATGGATTTGAGTAAGAAATTACTTACCGTTCAACCTAACATTGTCGAACTCTATACAGAGCCAGACTTTGAGACTTTAAAAGGGCACTTATCGACCTTTTTAAATCCTAATGGTGAGCCAGAGGAAACTACTACTGAGAAGAAAGAACCAGAAATGGTTACAACTCAGAAATCCTCTAATGTCGAAGACGATTTCGATAAGTTATTTAATTCTTAAATAAACCGCGGAAAAGGGGTGGATTGACTTTCCTCCTTTTGTCGTTCATCCCTTTCTGCTCGGAGAAGTTATGTCTAATAAAGATGAATTAGCCGAAGTAATTGCTTCGGAATTAAACAAACAATTTAAATCACATCAAGTTGCTTATTTTCTCGATGGTGTAGATGAAACTCCAACTGATGTTACGGATTGGGTTTCAACTGGTGCCACTATCTTGGATTTAGCAGTATCGAATAGACCTCATGGTGGATTGGCTGCTGGTAGGATTACAGAGATCAATGGACTTGAAGGTAGTGGTAAATCTTTGATTGGAGCTCACGCTCTTGCTGCTACTCAAAAGAAAGGTGGTCTTGCTGTCTATATAGATACCGAGTCTGCCGTATCAAGTGAATTCTTACAGGCTATTGGTATAGATACCGAGAATATGTTATATGTTCATTTGGAAACCGTTGAAGATATATTTGATACCATTGAAACGATTGTTACAAAAATTCGTGAATCGAGTAAAGATAAATTGGTTACGATACTTGTCGATAGTTTGGCCGCTGCTTCCACTAAGGTGGAGATGGATGCTGACTTTGATAAGGATGGGTGGGCTACATCTAAAGCTATAGTTTTGTCTAAAGCTATGAGAAAGATCACCCAAATGATTGCTCGTCAAAAAGTGTGTTTAATATTTACCAATCAGTTGCGTCAGAAGATGGGTGTGATGTTTGGTGATCCATGGACAACAAGTGGTGGAAAAGCCTTACCTTTCCATGCTTCAACTCGTATTCGATTAAAGAATATGGGGCAGATCAAGGACACCAAGAAGAACACCATTGGTATTAAGATTAGGGCACAGGTTATAAAAAATCGTTTAGGTCCACCTCTGAGAAGTGCTGACTTTCAACTATACTTTGATAAAGGTATTGATGATTTCGGTAGTTGGTTAGAGGTGCTTAAACAACACAACCTTGTCAAACAAGGTGGTGCGTGGTATACCTTAACAGATCAAGATGGTAAAGATCATAAGTTTCAATCGAAAGATTTTGAATCACTTATGGCTGATGAAGATACTCAAAAATATGTTTATGATTTGATCTGTGAGAAAACCATATTAAAGTATGATTCGGGTAAACTTGGTATAGATGATGTATCAACAACCGATGAATTCACAGATGAGTAATGAGTTATTAAAGAAACGATTCGCTGAATACAAAGATGAAATTTCCACTAAACCAGCACAACGGAAACCTGATGACCACGCTCTTATAATAGATGGATTAAATACATTTATTAGAGCTTTTTCGGTTAATCCATCTTTAAACGAAGATGGAAGTCATGTAGGTGGTTTAGTGGGATTTCTGAAATCAATCAGATTTGCTATCAATAAATTCAAACCAACGAGATGTATTATTGTGTTTGATGGTAAGGGTGGTTCTAAATCAAGACAAAAGATTTATTCTGAGTATAAAGGTGGGCGTAAGGTTAGATCAAGGCTCAACCGAGTGGTTGATTGGACGGTAAATCCACAAGATGAATCCGAGGCTATGAAGTTACAATTGAGTAGATTGGTTGAATACTTGGAGAACTTACCATTGACTATTCTATCTATTGATGGACTTGAAGCGGATGATGTAATGGCCTATGTTAGTAATACTTCATTAAAGGACTCTAATGTTACAATCATGTCTACCGATAAGGACTTCTTTCAGTTAGTAGATGAAAGAGTTAAAGTATACTCCCCTACTAAGAAGATAACATATGATGTGGATTTGGTATATGAAGAGTTTGGTTTATATCCACAGAATGTGCTAACTGGTAGAACCATAGATGGTGATAGATCAGATAGTATACCAGGTGTAAAAGGTGTGGGGATTAAGTCTTTGGTAAAAGAATATCCTGAATTATCCGAAGATAAGCCATTTGATATATTACAACTGATGGATTCGGCAAAAGATAGAGAGACCAAAGTATCAAAATTAATAAACAATCATGAGTATGTGATAAAAAGAAATTATTTACTAATGCAGTTAAAGGAGCCAGAAATATCTAATCATACTAAACTAAGGATTACGAATACAATTCGTGATGTGATACCCAAAACAACAAAGTATAATCTACAGAGGTTATTGGTACAGGATAAGCTATGGGGGCATATTCCTAACTTTGATAATTGGGTAACAGAGTTTATAATATTAGGTCATTATTGGAATAATGTATGAATAAAACAAAATCGATATCGGAGTATGGGTATAACTTTCAAGTAAAGTTCATCGTATGCTTGATTACAGATAAGCTATTCTTGGAACAGATTATCGATATCTTAGATGAGAAATATTTAGGTAATGAAGCATTTCATTGGATAGTCAAGGAGATAAAAGAATATTACGGTAAGTATAAGACGACAATCACTATGGATACCTTTAAGGTAAAGGTTGGTGAGTTAGATACTGAGTTGTTACAACAAAATGTAAAGGATACGCTAAGAGAGGCTTGGAAGTATGTAGAGGCTGCTGATTTGGAGTATATAAAGGACAAGTCATTAGACTTTCATAAGACACAGGTTCTGAAAGATGCTATAGTTAGGTCTGCTCAAATATTAGAAAGGGATGGTGATGTAGAAGAAATCAAATTATTGGTTGATGATGCCATGAAGGCTGGAACGGAGAGAAACTTAGGTCATGATTACTTAGAAGACTTTGAGGAAAGATACTCTGAAACTGCCCGTATCACTACACCAACACCGTGGGATATAATAAATGAATTAATGCAAGGTGGATTAGGTCAAGGTGAGTTAGGTGTGGTTGTAGCACCTGCTGGTATTGGTAAGTCTTGGGTGTTAAGTGCTATGGGTGCTTATGCCATATCACAAGGAAAGAATGTAGTTCACTACACTTTAGAATTGAATGAGGCTTATGTTGGTTTGAGATACGATAGTATCTTTAGTGGTGTGGAAGGACAGAACTTAATGTACCATAAGGAAGAGATATTGGAAAAGGTTGAAAAGGTAGAAGGTGATTTAACCATAAAATACTATCCAACAAGAAGTTGTACAGTAAACACCTTATCTGCCCATATTAAGAAAGCAACATCATTTGGTGCTGAAGTGGATATGATACTCGTGGACTATGCTGACATTATGAGAGATGTGGGTAAGAGTACAGAGATGAGACATCAGTTGGGAAATATCTATGAGGATTTAAGAGGATTGGCTGGTGAGATGCAGATTCCAATATGGACGGCATCACAAGCCAATAGAAGTGCTTTAGATGAAGATGTTATTGATGCTAGTAAGGTTGCTGAATCTTATGCTAAAGTTATGACAGCAGATTTTGTTATATCAGTTAGTCGTAAGATAGAGGATAAGATTGCTAATACGGGTAGATTTCATGTTATTAAGAATAGGTTTGGTCCTGATGGATTAACCTATCCAGCAAAGATAAATACAAATATCGGTAAGATAGAGTTATTTGAATCTACATCAACACAAGGTAAAGATGTACAGAATAAAATAAAAAATAGAGATAATCAAACGAAACAGATGTTGTCTGCTCGTTATGATGATTTGATGAGTGATTAGTAAAGCTAAAATATTAACAGATGTCATGGGATATAATCCAATGGATTTGGAGTATGAAAAAGTTATCAACTCAATAGATACTACGGATCAAGATTATGGTGTTGATGTAATATTTAATTATTATCGCCGACATGGATTTCCTCATTATCAGATTCGTGAAGATGAGAAACATCAGCACATGAGAAAGATGCAAAGGTTTGATACCGATACCATATTGAAGGATAATAAGATTGTTCAAACAATGCATGGGTTGAGATTGGCTTGGTCTTACTTTCCTTTCTTTTGGGAGATCAGATGTGGAAATGCTAAATATACACCTATGGAAATTTTTCTTGATGATGATAAGTGTAAATCAGCAATACGAAAGACTTGGAATTGGTGTGCTAAATCTTTTAAGGGTGAGAATGAAGATTCAAAAAAATTATTTCATGAGAATAGATTTAGACAAACTCTAAAGATACATACTAATTCACAAGCCGTAAGTAATTTCCGACCAACTGCTGCTAAATTGATTTATGAAAAATTTGGTGGTGATACAATTTGGGATATGAGTTGTGGTTGGGGTGGTAGGTTACTTGGATTTCTAGCAAGTTCAAGACCTAAGTATATTGGAACAGAGCCATCGAGTAGGACATTCAAAGGATTGGAACAAATAAAAAAAGATTTTTTTTACTTGACAAAGTCAGTAGAATTACATAAATTAGGTAGTGAAGTTTATGAACCAAAGAGAGAATCTTTGGACTTATGTTTTACTTCACCACCATATTTTGATACAGAGAAATATAGCGATGAACCAACACAAAGCTATATTAAGTATCCAACTAAGGAAGAATGGATAAATGGATTTTTACAAAAGACAATTGAAAATTGCTACAGAGGATTGAAGGGTAATAAATACATGTTGATCAACATAGCAAATACTCCAAAGTACAAATTTATAGAAGAAGAAACAATACGAATTTCAAAGGAGTTGGGATTCAAAAAAGAGAAAACAATAGAACTAACATTATCAAGTGTAATGGGGGCTGGATACAAATATGAACCAATATTTGTGTTTAAAAAGTGATTCAAAGGTCAATATATATTATACTTATATTTGGTAACAATCTCCAAATTAGTTAATAATTCCAAGAGGCAAAATACATGAATAAAAAGTTTACATTAACGGACACTTTTATAAACAAATATAAAAGAAGAAAAGCTCCGTTTGGTTTCAATGGTTTAGGTGAATTAGTTTATATGAGAACATATTCTCGAATCAAAGAAAATGGAAAAAATGAAAGATGGTGGGAAACTGTACGAAGGGTTGTAGAGGGAACTTACAACATGCAAATGAATCATATTGAATCACATCAATTAGGGTGGAATCCCTGGCAAGCTCAAAGAAGTGCTCAAGATATGTATGAGCGTATTTTTACGATGAAGTTTTTGCCACCTGGTCGTGGTCTGTGGGCTATGGGAACGCCTATTACAGAGGACAAAGGATTATACGCCGCCCTAAACAATTGTGCTTTCGTATCAACGAAGACATTAAAAGAAGACTATGCTAAACCTTTCTGTTTTCTTATGGATGCAAGTATGTTGGGTGTCGGTGTTGGTTTTGATACAAAAGGTGCGGGAGAAATAGTAGTCAAGGGTGTGGATAAAGATAAAACTACAGCAACCTATGTAATACCAGATACTCGTGAGGGTTGGGTAGAATCATTAAGATTATTATTAGAAAGTTATTTTCATAATTTAGGTAAAGTAGAATTTGATTACTCAAAGATAAGAAAAGCTGGTGAACCTATTAGTGGTTTCGGTGGTGTTGCAAGTGGTCATGAGCCATTAAAAGAAATACATGGTGATATCACAGAGGTGTTAAAAAAGAATGCAGGAGAAGCAATCACAATTACGACAATCGTGGATATAATGAACCTAATCGGTAAGTGTGTTGTTGCAGGTAATGTAAGGAGAACTGCTGAGATTGTATTTGGTGATCCACACTCAGAAGAATATTTAGATTTAAAGAATTATAAAGTCAACAAACATAGGGAAACATATGGATGGACATCTAATAATAGTATATTCGCTGAATTGGGTATGGATTATACAGAGGCTGCCAAACGAATTGTGGATAATGGTGAGCCTGGATTTGCTTGGTTAGATAACATGAGACAATATTCAAGGATGAAAAATGGTGGAGATAATAAAGACCATAGAGTTATGGGTGGCAATCCTTGTTTAGAACAATCATTAGAAAGTTATGAACTATGTTGTTTAGTGGAGACATTTCCAAATAATCACGATTCATTTGAAGATTATGCCAGAACATTAAAGTATGCTTACCTATATGCTAAAACAGTTACATTGGGTAGAACACATTGGGCTGATACAAATAGAGTGATGTTAAGAAATCGTAGAATTGGATGTTCAGTAAGTGGGGTTGCTCAGTTTGTTACCAATAGAGGTTTAGATGAATTTAAGGAATGGTTGAATGGTGGGTATAATGTAATACAAGATTGGGATAAGCAATATTCAGATTGGTTTGCAGTACCACGATCTATCAAGACTACATCCGTGAAACCATCTGGTACGGTTTCACTTCTTGCCGGAGCGACTCCAGGATTGCATTACCCTGAGAGTCGTTTTTACATTAGAAGAGTAAGGTTATCAAAACATTCAGAATTATTAGAACCATTGAAGAAAGCTAATTATAAATTAGAACCAGCATTTGGTTCAGAAGAAACTACTATGGTTGTCGAAGTGCCCGTAGATGTGGGAGAAGGTATCAGAACT